CATAGTAAGGTAAATCTGTAAAATCTTGTATAGCGTCTTTTACTGCATACATAGCTTGGTTACCAAAACCGTCTGTAGTTTCAACTCCAAAAGTACCACTACTAGCTGAAAGATAAATAGTGTTACCATAGTGTATATTAGAAAACGTATTTGTAATTTCAGAATAGTTTGCTAATCCTTGTGACGTACTTAATGTTGCGCCAGTGTCAGTTCTAATAGTTTTAAATCCTATTCCGTCTGCACTACTAGACCAGTGTGAAGACGATGTTCCATATAATAATATATGTGCAATCTTTTCTGTGTCTCTAAATTTACCATCTGTTGAAGCGTCATTACCAGTAGGCATTTGAAACATTACTTGTATCGGATATGACCAAGTAGAATGGTTTAATGTTACACTATATTGTCTACCGTATTGTGAACTTTTAACATAAATTAAACATTCTTGAATTTTTGCTGCTGTTGTACTAGAATTTTCTGCAACTGTTTTTTGTCCATTAGAAACAAAAGTAAAGTCTGCAATGTTTGTAAATTTTAAATCTTCTATAGCATTAGTAGTAGTTAAGTAAGAATTACCATTTGGAAAACTTACTGTTTTTTCATTACCTGCTAAATCAAAAACTTTAACACCTTGGTTATAAAATATAGCAACATACTGATTACTACTATCTCTATTAATCCATTGCACTGCACAATTATTTGGCATTGCTTGTGATGATAATAAATTAGCAACAAACTGTGTTCCTGCTCTTTTAGATAATCCGTCTATAATGTTTGATTGAAAATTTACTTGGTTTTCAGCTTGAGATACATTTCTTTGAACTGCATTTTGCTGACTAATACCATTAATAAGATTTGGAATTGACTGCGATATAACTGCCATGGTCTAACTCCTTGATGAACGTTTGTTGCCACGATTAGTAATGTAATTCATGTTATATTCATCTTTAAGAATATTAGCGTCCATTGCTCTTGTGTCAGCTTGTTCAAACTGTACGTGTGCTTCTTGTTCATCTATGTTTGCTAATTTAACTAATTCACTTGCACCAATATATCGAGCTGCAAAACGTCTTGACGCTTTTACTACAATATATCTTCGTGCATATTCTGGAAGATGTTCAAATTGTTGAACTAAAACTTTATCTATTTGTGGGTCCAGGGTGAATACATCTGTATGATTTTTTAAGTCATATAAAAAACCGTTACGAATAGTGTATTGATATAAATATTGATAAGGTCTAGAAGCTTCTGCTTGAACGCAGTTAGAGTCTAGAGGAACTTTGTTGTCTGAGTCCCTTGCTTGTGTAACTTCAAATTCTCTGTTAAAAAACCATCCTTGTGATTGAACACTCATAGAAGTTTCATCTAAAATATTCTTAGCGACAGCTACGTCTGTTCCTATATTTCCTGTAATAGAACTGACTGGGGCTTCTCCGATAAAACTTAGCATAGTATTAATTGCTATAAGTTCCGTTGTCGCTGTAATTTGTGTTGCCATGATTTTCCTTTTTTAAATTAAAGTAGGGGAGTCAGTCTCCCTCATCCCCTACTCCTATATAGTATAAATAAACTTAATGAATATTAAGCGTCTTTAATTCCTACTGCACTTTCTGGTCTTAATACACCATGTCCCATAGCGTATTTAGCAACCATTAAAGTACCTTGTCTTCTAATGTCGTATTCCATTTCAGTAGCTAAATCCATTAACTTAACAGTTCCAACTGCTGTAGGGTGACAAACTAAACCTTCGAAGTTAGTCAAGTTAACTGCTTGAGGGTTTGAACCACCCTGAGTAGCAGAACCTTGGTCAACACCTGAGTTCACGTTTGAAGCAACAAAATGAGGAACAGCAATTAATCTGATACCTGCAATTTGTAATACCCTTCCTGAAGCAACACCACCGTTAGCACCACCACTGAAGTCAACATTGACTGCGTTTGTAGCGTTTGCTAATTTGTAGTACATTTCAGGTTTTAAGAAACAAACTCTACCGTCAGCCGGTACATATTTATTGTCTAATGTTTTTGCAGCATCGAACAATGAATCTATCATTGCGTTTGCAGATGTTGCTGCTGTTGTAGAAGCGATACCAGTATTTAATAATACTGTACCTGTATCTCCACCAGTAACATTAGCCGTACTTGTTAGAGCGGCTTGACCGATTGTTTGTAGAACGTGTTTGTCTTTTTGGAAAGCTAATGCTCGTCCAATCTCAGTAGAATATGAACTTCTCACATCCCAATGATTTTTAGCTTCTTCAATATTTGATAAAAATGCTGAAGATATTAAAAGGTCGTTAATTGTAATAACCTTTTCGTTGTGGTTCACATCAGAACCGAGTATTTCTGCACCAGGTGTATGGTACGCAGCAGTTGTTCTACCCATTACTGGGAAAGTTGCTGATTTACCATTACTGATACTTCTTACTGAATCAGTGCCTTGTGTTTTACTTGCTCTTTCAAAAGAAGTAATAACTTCTCCGGAAAAAACTTTTAAAAACAATGCGTCTTCTGAACCAGAAGCGTTTACTCGTCCAATGGAAGCCGGATTTGCGTTTGACATATTTGTCTCCTTTTTCTATTGTTATTGTTTAAAAAGCTTTCACAAGTTTCTAGTTTGTTTCACAAGATTGTCGTTCCTCGGAACGGTCAAGTTAATGGACTTTAACTTTGTGTTAGCAGTTGCTACCTAAATAGGTAACACAACTATGATTTAGCAGTTTTCGCAGCTCGTTTAAATTGTGCTGCTGTAGGTCTGCCTTTTGTACCTGCTGTTCGCATTTTTTCACCACTACCTGCTTTAATTCTAGCACGTTTTTTGTGAATGTTTCCGTATAAGCTATTTTTTGCCATGTTAATATCCTTTACTTTTTGGTTTCGGTTTTGGTCTTGGTTTCGGTTTCGGTTTTGGTTTGTACGGCATTTAGTATTTTCTCCAATTCTTCTAGTGAATGTTTTGCACAAGTTAATTTTTCAAAACGTTCATCTATTACTTTTAATAAATTATCATGGTCACCAATCCCTACTGGTTTCTGTAAATAAATATCTATAATAGATGTGTGTTCAGCTATACGTGCTTCGTATAGTTTTTTTAAAGCTAGTAACATTACAGTTCACTATTTTTTAATTTATTTTGAACGTCTGCTCTATAAGCATTGTCGGAAGTATATCTTTCATCAGACATTGCTTGTGTAACTTCTGCCCAAGAACGATAACCAGGTGCATTACTTGTACTTGGTCTGTTTCCTGTTTGTAAATTAGGTTCAACACCTTCAGCATTTTTAAATCTAGCATTTAATCCTGCGATTGCTAATTTTGTTGCTTCAATGTCTTTACCATTTACTGTTGAGTTATAAGCATTTACTTCTGCTTCACTTAGATTGTTTGAAGCCCAAGACATCATATTGTTATATGCGTCTGCGCCACCTACTTCTTGTTTAAGTGTGTTAGAAGTTTGTTGGGCAATAGCTTCTTGACCTTTAATAAAAGCGTCTACGTAATCTTTAGGTATTCCTGCTTTTTCTAAAGCGTCATAAGATTTGTCAGCTAACTGTCCACCTTCGTTGTATTCTTGTTGAAGAGAAGACATATCTAACCCTGCATTTTCTACAGCTTTTTCTGCTTTATCAATTGATAAGTCAGCGTCATCTTTTTTGCCTTCTTCTTTTTTAGGTTCTGAGTCTTTATTATTATTATTTTCAGACTGTCCTAATTTGTTTTCAAGTTCACCATAGGCTTTAGCCATGTCTTCAGCGTTCTTAAATTTTTCTGGTAACCATTCAGGTCTACTTTCATTCTCAAAAGTTTTATCTTGAGCCGAGTCTGTTGGTTGTTCAGAAGTTGTTTCAGCTTCTTTTATTTCTACTTTTTCTACCATTTGTTATTATCCTCTTGGTTTTGTAACGTTGTCTGCAACTTTAGGCGCAACTGCTTGTGCAGTGTCCATCATTTGTTGTTGTTGTTGCATTTGCATTTGTTGTTCTTGTTCTGCTTGTAATTGTTCAGGGGACTTAATTAAGTTCTCAGTTTCAATTCCATGTCCTGTTGCAAGTCTTTCAATTAAATCACCTATGTTTAATAATTGTACTGCTTGAGGATTCATTTGTGCTAACTGTCCTATCTCTCCTACAAACTCTCTTAGTTTCTGTAAGTCATTACCTCTACCTAGTGCTTCAACACCAGTAATAATAGTTGGTCTTACAGAACCTTTTGGAAGTTTTGGTATTTCGTTTTTACTTCCCATTCTTGTCATGAGAAGAGAGACTAAAGGTAATTGTAATTCTTGTGATAATAAAGAATAAATTCCACCCATAGCAGTCTCAAGTTCATTAGCCATATATCTAATTTCTTGAGCCGTAACTCTCTCTGCTTGACGTTGAATTGCTGTGTTAAGTAAGAATGCGTATGCTAATCTTTCTTCAAGTCTAGCAATTGCTTTCTCTACTGTTTGTAAATCATAAAATTTCTCTGCTTGTAATACTGATACATCGTCTCTGTTTCCAGAAATAATGTCACCGTTTCTAGATTTTGCAATATCCATTTTCTTTGTAGTCGAATTAGGTTTTACTAAAAAAACCATTTTAGCTGAAGCTGCAGCACTTTCTACAAGCGCTTGTGATAATCCTTCTAAAGATTTTAAATCACCAATTACTTCGTCTACAAAACTTCTTCCATAACTTTCTGAGTCAACTCTAATCATTCTTAAAGCTAACCATGGAAGTTGGTCTGCGTTATGTTCACCAACAGATGAAGGTATTTTAATTCCTTTTACTTCTTGGCATACATAATATTTTTTATTATTTAGTTTATAAATATGTGTATATAAATCACAATGAGTTTCAGACTGAGCGTCTTCTTTACTCATCA